TTAATATATTTTAAAGTTAATTTTTCTTTCGAATTTTAAATGATCTATTAGCGATGCCATCAGCCGTGTCGCCTAGTATTTTATACTTAACTCCACCAACTTTTGTTTCGCCATGAGTCTTACGAGGCTCAGTGTTTATATTTTTGTCTCTAGCCACACGATCTTTTGTAGCATCAGCTTTTCCTTGTTCATAGAAATGTTGTGCAACTTTATCAGCATTCATAGCTGTATATAAAGATTTGTGGTAACCCTCAGCATCTTCAATACTAGTTTTATCTTCACCAACAAACTTGTTGATAAAATTATTAATATCACTTTGGGTTGCTTTAACCTTATCAACGTCTTTGACATTAAACCTATATTTTTTATCTCCAACACTATATTCAAAACCTTTGAATTTATCGTTAAAAACATTTTCAGTTTTTTGTGTAAAACGCTTTTTGGTTTCTTCAGACAATCTTTGCTGTTCCTCAGACTGCTTATTATATCTATTAAAGAACTCAACAGCTTTTTGTTGTTCTTCGGTCAACTTTGACCCAGCTTTGATTTCCTCATAGTATTTAGACTTTTGCCTGTCTAAGTGGGCTTTAGCCTCGGCAACTTGCTCTTTAAGGGCTATTTTTTTCATACGTACCGTTCTCTCATCGTCTTCATCTTCATTTATACCAAAAGAATCTTCTAACAAATAAGATCTTTCTTCAGGCGTTAAATGAGATTTTGTAGCTTTATAATACTCGTCTAGTACTTCAGAGTCATCCATTTTATCAACGTCTCTGTTTAGGTTTACGTAATCTTGTAAGTCACCGCCAGTTTCGTCCATAAAATCTACAAGCTTTTGTATATTCTCTGGTAGCGGATTTCCAGTGACGGCAGCTTCTTCGACTGCTTTTTCTACACTTTCTTCAGTTACGTCTTCTTTTAAATCTTCAACTGATACCTGCTCTATAACGGGAACCTCTTCAACAACCTCCTCAACAACTTCTTCCTTAACCTCTTCTTTAGGTTCTTCGACTTGCTCTGTTGGCTTGTTGTCTTCTACTGCGGGTGGCTTACTTAAATCTACTTTAATAACACTATCATCTCCAGCACTTTCAAATTTAGATTTAAATCTACCCTGATCGTCCCTTGGTTGGTCAGTTTTACTTTCTACAACCTCTTCAATTGGTTGTTCTGTTGTTTCTTCAACAACTTCTTTATTTTCTTCTGTCATAATAAAATTTTATAAAATATTAAAAATTAAGAGTATCTTTCCATATTCGCTCCTCCTGTAAGTATATCATTACCTGAAGATTCAAACTTTTTAGTGGATTCACCCTTCTTTCTTTGCTCTATCATATCTCTTTGATGAGATGCTTGCCTGTCAACTCTTTGATCTTTTCTATCTTCTTTCATAGAATCATCTTGAGATTTAACTTGCATTTCCATTTGCTTCATTCTAGAGTTTAAATCAAACTCAAATTGCATTAATTCTTTTTTAGCTTGAATTTCGTTTTGTAAATACTGAGTTTGTAATTGACTTTTTGTTTGCTCTAGCTGGATGTCAGATTGAGTTTTAGCTTGATTTTTTTGTATTTCCATTTGAGCTGCTGCTTGCTGTTGTTGTTGATTTGCCTGCGCTTGAGCTTGGATATTTTGTTGTTGCATAGCTTGGTCTCTTTCCATTTTCTTTTTACGCTTAACCTTAAGAAGCTGATTAGCTAATTTTACGTTTCTAATGTTACGTAAATCTATAACATCGTCTAAATCTAAAGTTTGCTGTTGCAACGCCATTTGTATATTGTTTTCTAACAATTGTTTTTCCTCATCATCTGGCATTAGTTCTATAAATATACCAAAATCATAGAGATGTAAATTTTTAATTTCTTCTAACACAGCCACATTGTGAGACCCAATAGCATTAACAAAAGCATCTCTTGTCGGAGAGTACTCTACTATATCTGCTATACGCAAAGACAAACACTCTGCTCCTCTTGCTGTTAAATATAGCATTGATTGTAGTATGTGTCTTGTTGCCGTGTTTGAATTAGCAGCCGCTAGTTTTTGAATACCAACTAATGCATTTTTATCTGGAGTGCTAGCGTCTCTAGCTTCATTAAGGCCTGTAGTATCTCTTATCATTTGCATATAATAATTATACGTAGTAATAAGACTTTGTATTTTATTTCCACCAGAACCATTTTGTATTTGTTGTATTGGTACTTTACCAGGATTAGGATCTCCCTCTGAAGTAAAACTTCTACCAATAACAGAACCAGTTTGGAAGAACATGTTTAGAGCTTCTTGTGGATTGTAATTTGTTCCGTTACCTAAGTCTATTTCAGCTAAACCATCAGCATCTAAGTAAACACCATCAGGCACCATTCTAGCCATAACTTGTTGTAACTTTAGATGTGTAAGCTGTATCATATCTGCAAAACCAGTTATTCTACCAACTAAACTTTCTATTCTACCTTCGTATATTCTAGGTGCAACTATTTGATAATTCATTTTAACTGTACCAAAATCAGAGTCAGACCTCATCATATTGTCAGCCATTCCCCATTTTAAAAGTTTATTACAACCCGGAAGATAAACCCCTTCGTACACACACTCGACAACTCTTTCTAATTTACTGAAATCTCCTTCCATGTTTTCTACTGGTGGATTAAAGGTGTCATCCTTTTCAATAACTTTTTCGCCTCCAGTAGCTAATTTCTTTAGCTTGTAAACATCGTTCATATGAGTTTTGTAATTAAAATATAAAACTTGAACTTTGTTTTTATCGCTAGTTACTTTTCTAGAGTTGTAACCATCAAATGGAGTTCCAGCTTTTTTAACTATTTCTTCTATTTCAGACTCTGTTAAATGCTCAAACTCAGCAGCTAATTCGTTTATAGGTATTTCTTTTACTTCGCCGACGTAATATATGTCGTCAAAATACGGAGATTCAGTATGTGAATAAACCATGTTAGCTGGATCAACGTATTCTAATTTAGCGCCATCATTCCAATCAAATGTTGTCTTTGTTGATGCTATACCTATTGTTGTTAAGTCATACAAACACCTTCTTCTTACTAAATCATAATCACTGTTTTGCATTAAAACTTTTATAGCTTGCTCTTCAGCTATCTCCACTGACTGCTTATAATTTAACTGCATGTGCAGTTTTAACTCCTCTTCTGAGTCAGGTAAAGTTTCTTTATTATTTTCGTACAAATCAATATCAAAGTTTGCCTTAGCTGCGTCATTAAATTCTCTTGTTCGCATATCTCTAAGCATAGATTCCATATACTCAGTTCTTCTGCTTACACCAGCTGGGTCTTGAGAAAAAGCATTTATTTCATAACTTCTTTGAGACATACCGTTAACAACGATGTCTACAAACTTAGGGACTATTGGAACCGGCTTCCAGTCTAAATTAAGATAAGATAAATCACCGTTTATAGATAATTCATTTTTGTATTTCTGTATAGGTTGTTCTCCTCGAGCATACAATCTAAGTTTATGAAAGCTATTAAGGTTGTTATTAAATCTACTTGTAGTATCTGTAAACCACTCTTGCCTTATCGCTTTGGCAACTTTTAAACCATACTCGTCACTTAGTTTTTCTAAATCACTAACCGCTTGAGAGGGAAAATTAACGTGAGAGTGTCTCATATTTTATTCTTTATTATTGTTGATTGAAATCCTTTATTATTATATTTACTTATAGTAAGGTTAACTGGTGCTTTTTGTATTTCTGGATTTGGTCTATATAAGTGTCTATTGCAAGCCATTATAGCTAAACCTGAGCTTATAGAAGCATCATGCTTTGTTCTTTTATTTATATCGAACTTTGACCAATCATTTAAAGTTTCATTAAAATACATAGTTCCATAAGTACCATCACTTAACAAACCAACGTGGTCGTTAATATACATTTCAATAGCAGCCGCATGAGCTTGCTTTATATCTTCACTTGAATTTGGTATACCACCAACTTCCTTTTCTGCTACTGACAATTTATTCCATATTTTATCTGGTCTGTTCATGCTAAAAGCTCTATAACCTCTTCTTCTTAAGTAGTATAATAATCTTGGTTTATTATTTTCAGCTAACAGCGGCATGCCATAAAACACTAACGCCATTAACACATCTTCAAAAAATATATCAGCTGTTTGTGGTCTAGCTATATATTCTAAAAAGAAAGTGTTAGCTGGAGCATCCTCCATAGAAAACTTTGTTAATCCATGCAAAGCTCCTTTTGATCCAGTACCATCTACTGTTCCAGATATATCATATGAGTCACAACCAAATGCGCCCATGTGTTCATTACCTGGATATTTTACGCCATTTTTTAATATAACGTTGTTTTGTAATTTTAAACCAGGTACCCAACTAACTCTAAATCTACCATTAACGTCTGGATTAAAAACTACTTGAGTATCTTTAACCCCGTTTGTCCACTGAAAATTACCTGTTGTTAATACTGAGGAGTTTTTATTACCCTCGTTATAATCTATTTGCTCGTATATTTTTATAAGATTAAATAAACTATTACCTGTCTCATCTCTAAACGCGTGTTCTTCAGTTCTAGGAAATTGACGATAAAATTCATTTAAAGCATCTTGATCGTCTTTTAATCCATCAGCTTCATTATCCCAGTGATCTATTACCCCTTGCTCTATTTCTAATCCGTGTGGATCAAATGTTTGTTGTTGAGGATCACTGAATACAGGTCGTCCGAATTCATCAATGAATCCTTCGTAATTCCATTCCATAGGAATAAACAAAGAATATAATCCCGACTTGGTTTGTCCATTTCTATTTCGCTTGGTAACATCTGAATCATTATATAAGTTTTTAAAATTATCTCCTCCTTTATCTAATGCATTACTTGTTGATCCCATCATACATTTACCAACTATTCTACTACCTAATCTTAAACAAGTTTTTGTAACTCTCCAGTTGTTTTTTATATTATCAGGCCTTTCCCATTTACCACTTTCATCGTGAACTAATAAGTTTAATTTTTCACCATCATAACTATTATCACCCGTGTTCTTCCAATCTATAGTAGTGTCTAATCCTTCAACATCATCCATTTCTTCGCGTTCACGAATTTTTTTACGAGTAAACTTTTTAGCTGGTACCCTGTAAGCAAGTTCGGACTTTGGTCGGTCCATACCGTCCTGTATTGGCTTGAAGAAGAATGGATAATTAATACTAATAGGTACTACTTTGTCCGTAAACATTTTCTTTGCATCAGCACCAGTTTTAGATAATATACCAAATCTACTATCACTAGCTAAC